TGCACTGCTGGTCAGACCATCGATAGCTTCATTGATCGCTTTGGAAGCCTCTAGAGGCCCGTCAGACACTTCGATCACGGTGCCCAATGCTGACCCATTGATGGCGTCCAGAATCGCCTCATAGGCCCTTAAAACGTCGATCACCTCCTCGGTGCTAACGCTGGAAGGATTGAAATAAAGACGATCGGACAATGAAGCGTTGACGCTGAGGGTGTGTTTCATGATGATGCTTTCTGAATGTCTTCGATAGTGAGATATGGACCATAGTCCCCAAGCTGGATTGCAAACCCCTTTGCAAACTCAACAATCTTGATTCGCGTGATGCTTTGCGCATCTTGGAATCTGTTAGGATATTCCTGGTCAATCCAGGGTTGCATGGCGTCATGCGCCTGTTGCTCGGTCTTGAAATAGGCAGTCTTGGTTTTCATGGTCTGTGTTCCTCAGAATGCGCTGCAATAGACAATGTAGTGACCGTCTTCACCCTCGAAGTCGCCGCAGACGCTGGTCCGATCTTGCAGGTACTCCATGACAGTCTCGAACCGTTCGTCTTCATCTTCGCAGTCGCTGATGTCAATGTCATAGTTGGATGCAATGTCGGCGACACTATCGACTGAGTAATCGCAGCACAATGCAATGACATCAAGCTCGGTTTCTTCGCTGGTGTCCTGCTCCATATCTTCCAGGTAGTCAAAGAGAATTCGCAGCGCGGTATAACCGAACTGGTCGTAACGCTTGTACGCATGGAAAGCGTCCACGAACGCGGAAAAATTGACGGATTGTTTCATGATAGGTTTCCTTCAGGGTTGATTGATTACGCGGGATTCCATTCACCTGCGTTATCCTGGGTGATGTAGAACGATTGATAAAGTCCGTACTTCACAGGCAGCTTGAACTCACTGGGACGGGTTTTCCACGTTTGGCATTTGCCCGTTGCACGGCAGCGCACGGGTTTACCGTCTGACCCTTTGAGGGTTGCGTGCTCGAAGTGGCGAGCGGTAATGGCTTGTTCTTTTGTGATCATGGTGAATTACTCCTGGGTTAAGCGTTGATTACAGGGGTTTGACAATGCGGTTCAATGCCGTTTGAATGTGATCATCGTTCAGATACTTGTAAAGGTTGTCACAGAGCCATGACATCAGGCCAGCAATGCGAACCAAGTCCCATTGATAGCGGCGGGTTGTAAGGTTAGCCGCGCGATATGCTGCGCGACGTTCAGGGGTGTCTACAGAGCCAAGCGCAAGGGACAGTGTTTCGAAATGAGACGATGTGATTTTCATGATGGTTTCCTTCCAGGGTTACGGGTTGTTGACGCGAATAACAATGCAATCTGCGTGCCAACTCAATAACATTGATAAACGAATACCATAGTTCGCACATTCCAGGACAAAGTGACAATAATTGTCACAGTGAATAGGACGGGAAATGTCACATTGACAATATGTGTCAGGGTGTCGCGTGTCATGCAGCTTGGCGCATCTCGACTCGCTGCGTCCAGGGTTGACCTAGCATCTCGACTCGCTGCGTCCAGGGTTGAAAATCCGAGGGGTAGGGGTGGCCGGGTAGGCAGGGCCTTGGCTCTGCGCTGCTGAGGCTGGAAGGACCCACAGACAATTTTTTCTGAATCCTATTTTCCCTCCTCATGTAACATAATCTCATACACCCACCCTTCCCCACAGAATCCGTGTAACATCGACTCACTCACTCCCGAGGCACCACTGATGATTCAGACCATGATTCGACTAAACACATACAACGGGTCCGGTTACAGGACAAATTACGTCAGCGCCAAAAACATTGCCCGTATCACCGAAGCCAGTACAAGCAGTCAGTGGCACGGCATCAGGTCAATCGTCCGACTATTCGATGGCGAGACGCTTGAGGTTAGCGAGACCGCAGACTGGATATCTGCGGAGGTTGAAAAATGTTCAGCACAATCATGACCGAACCTCTCCCAAGCTGGTTGGCGTCCATCTCCGACCCCTCCCCGCTGGCACCCCCACCCGACCCCCACCTGACCCAGCAGCAGATTGCCCAGATCAAGCGTCAGGACATGCTGGACTCGTTTGAGGCTCTGTTTGAACCCGCGATGGAGGCCACAGAGAATGGCGAGGGCATCACCTTGTTCCTGTCCCGTGACCATCGTGACCTCAACCCCGGACGGTTCATGCGATGGATACTGGCAGACCCCGTTCGCGAGGAGCGGTACAAGAGTGCTTGCCGGGTGGCGGCTCACCTCATGAGGGGCGACCTGATCGCGAAGGCCGATGGCACGGACCAGACCATCGACGATGTGGCGCGGTCCAAGCTGGGAGTGGACACGAGATTCAAGCTGATGGCGCTGGCAGACCCGAAGGACTTTGTAACGACCTCCAAGGTGGATGTGACCAGCACCAGCATCAGTATCACGGCGGCGCTGGAGAAGGCACAGAACCGGCTCCAGATGATCGTGCCAGCCAGCACAACAGCGCAGATAGAGGATGCGGTGGTCAAGAGCCTGCCACAACCGTCAGACTCCTCCGACTCACAGGATGACGATGGGGAGGAGGACTGATGGCGCAGTCAACGGTCTACAAGCCCTCTGATGAGCAGGAGTTGATGGCGACCCTGTGGTCCCCGATGCTCGCCAACGACCTGTATGCGTTCGTCGTGTACTGCTTCCCCTGGGGGGAGCCGAACACCCCCTTGCACCATCGTAAGGGTCCACGCAAGTGGCAGCGCAGGACAATGCTGAAGCTGACGAGGAACATCCAGAGGAACGGGGGCACCCTGGACCCCGAGGCGCTGCGACTGGCGATAGCCTCCGGGCGCGGCATCGGTAAGAGTACCCTGGTCAGTTGGCTCATCTTGTGGATGATGACCACGCGCATCGGATCGAGCGTGATCGTCAGCGCGAACACGGAGAACCAGCTTCGCACGGTCACATGGGGTGAGTTGACCAAGTGGTCCACCATGATCGTCAACGCCCACTGGTGGCAGGTCAGCGCGACCAAGTTGGTGCCAGCACAGTGGCTGGTGGACCTCGTGGAGCGTGACCTCAAGAAGGGCACCCGGTATTGGGCGGCGGAGGGCAAGTTGTGGTCTGAGGAGAACCCGGACGGGTACGCTGGTCCTCATAATGAGGAAGGCATGATGGTGATCTTTGACGAGGCCAGTGGTATCCCTGATGCCATCTGGTCCGTTGCCGGCGGGTTTTTCACGGAGAAGATTCCGTCGCGGTACTGGTTGGCGTTCAGTAACCCACGACGTAACACCGGGTACTTTTTCGAGTGCTTCCACGGTAAGAGGGACTACTGGTCCACGGAACAGATCGACGCACGGACGGTGGAGGAGACTGATCAGGCTATCTACCAACAGATCATTGATGAGTACGGGGAAGACTCCCGTGAGGCCAAGGTGGAGGTGTACGGGGAGTTCCCCTCGGTGGGCGATGACCAGTTCATCAGTCCCATGTTGGTGGACGAGGCCATGAAGCGTCCTGCCACACCAGACCCCTCGGCACCCATCATCGTGGGGGTGGACCCGGCCCGTGGGGGTATGGACAGCACGGTGATCGTGGTGCGCCAGGGCCGATCCCTGCTGTCCATCAAGCGGTACAGGGGCGATGACACCATGACCACCGTGGGGCGTGTGATCGACACCATCGAGAAGTACAACCCGGCCATGACCGTGGTCGATGAGGGTGGTCTGGGCTACGGGGTGCTGGACCGGCTGACCGAGCAGAACTACAAGGTGAGGGGTGTGAACTTCGGGTGGAAGCCGAAGAACTCGCAGGCCCACCTGAACAAGAGAGCGGAGATGTGGTGTGCGATGGCCGAGTGGATCAAGACGGCCAGTCTACCGCTGGACAAGGCACTCAAGAACGACCTGACCGGGGTCAAGGTCAAGCCCACATCCACGGGGGTGATACAGTTGGAGGGCAAGAAGGAGATGAAGGCCCGTGGGCTGGCATCACCGGACGCAGCGGACGCTGTGGCTGTAACTTTTGCTTTCCCTATCGCCAGAAGGGAGTATAGTTCAGCAGAACCGCCCCAACGGGTCTACGCAGACAACCGGGGTTCTTCTTTCTCAAACACTGGTTGGATGGGGCACTGATACATGGCTAAACCCAAGGACACAGAAGAACGCCTCAGTACGATGCGTAAGCGCATGACGCTTGCGATTGCGGCGTGGTCAGAGACCCGTGAGGATGAGATTGACGATCTGCGGTTCTACGCTGGCTCTCCGGACAACAAGTTCCAGTGGCCTGCTGATGTTCTTGCCACCCGTGGCTCGGTCCAGGGTCAGAGCATCAACGCCCGACCCACGCTGACGATCAACAAGTTGCCCCAGCACGTTCGTCAGGTCACGAACGACCAGCGGCAGAACCGACCGTCGGGTAAGGTGATCCCCGCTGATGACAAGGGTGACATCGAGGTTGCGGAGATTTTCGACGGGATCGTGCGCCACATCGAGTACATCAGTGACGCTGATGTGGCCTACGACACAGCCTGTGAGAATCAGGTGGCATATGGTGAAGGGTACATTCGCATCCTGACCGAATACACGGACCCGACCTCGTTCGACCAGGACCTGAAGATCGGACGGGTGCGGAACTCGTTCAGCGTCTATATGGACCCGATGATCCAAGACCCTTGCGGCTCAGATGCTCAGTGGTGCTTCGTCACGGAGGACGTTGACAAGAACGAGTACGAGCGTCTGTTCCCCAACGCGATGCCCATCTCGTCCATCCAGAACAGTGGTGTGGGCGATCAGACCATCGGGCAGTGGATCAACGAAGACACTGTTCGCATCGCGGACTACTATTACGTCGAACACACCCAGAAGACGCTGAACCTGTACTACGGCAACGTCAGCGCCCTGTCAGATTCGCCCGAAGACAAGCAGATGGTGGCGATGGGGATGAAGCCGATCCGCTCGCGCACCGTGGACGTTCGTCAGGTCAAGTATTGCAAGACCAACGGGTTCGAGTTCCTTGAGGAAAACGACTGGGCAGGGCAGTACATCCCCATCATCCGGGTCGTTGGCAACGAGTTTGAGGTTGACGGGCGCATTTACCTCTCAGGCATCGTGCGAAACGCCAAAGATGCCCAGCGCATGTACAACTATTGGACCTCCCAAGAGGCCGAGATGCTGGCGCTGGCTCCAAAAGCGCCATTTATCGGCTACGGGGGCCAGTTCCAGGGCTACGAGAAGCAGTGGAAGACCGCAAACACCCAGAATTGGCCCTATCTGGAGGTCAATCCTGACGTTACGGACGGTCAGGGTGGCGTTCTACCCCTTCCCCAGCGTTCCCAGCCCCCGATGGCCCAGAATGGTCTTATTCAGGCCAAAATGGGGGCCTCGGATGACATCAAGGGTGCCACCGGGCAGTACGACAGCAGCCTTGGGGCGACCTCCAACGAGCGCAGCGGCAAGGCGATCCTCGCCCGTGAGCGTCAGGCCGACACCGGCACGTACCACTACGTTGACAA